GGTCATCTCCTGAGCGAGCGGAATGAGCACTACCGTACACGAGCGAATTGCGCTTGCAAGGCACAGGATCGGTCAAAATGTTATCGAGCGATGGCTCTGACATAGGCCTGGCAAGCCTGCAAGGCAATCAGTCCGCTGTCGCCGGCATCGGTGATGGCGATAATTCGTTGAGCATGCGCCGGGTCAAGTCGGGCTCGCGCCGCTCCATGATCCAGGCTGCGGGTGCTGGCGGAGGCTGGCACTGAATTGCCTGAGGCAACGTCGCCGGCATCGAGGAGGACTGACAAGCGCACATCAGCAGTGGCAAGACGATCGCGCAGGCGACCTTGATCACGTTGGGCATCGGTAAGCGCTCGGTAATGGGTTTGTTCGCTGGCCGACAGACGCTGCTCCAGCGCCAGACGCTTGTCCTGCTCGGCCTGTTGCTGCGTGGCGGCGGCCAGCGTCAGCTGATTCAGTGCCTCGGCATGCAGCCTGGCCAGCTCCGCGAGTTGCCGGCCATAGCGCCAATCCTGAAAGTGCCAGGCCAGCGCCGCCGATCCGCCGGCCAGCACTGCCAGTAACACAACAAGGCCGATCACCCGGTAAGAAATCGGCATCAGGCTGAAGGCTGGCATAACACCGCCCTCGCCCGCGCCCACAGCTGCAGACGATCTTGCAGACCGTTAAGCCCACCGTTTATGCGCCGGGTGATGCTGTTGAACTGATCGCGGTCGGCCAGTTCATTGAGGCCGTTTTGCTCCCAGAACCACGCGGCTGATTCGGCGGCCCATTGGGGTTGTTCCAATAGCTGCGGAACAAACACCAAGCGATCATCGCCGAACAGTCCGAGGCTGCATTGGAGGTAGTTGTCACGACCGGTGATCTGGATCAGGCCTCGGCCGCGGTATTTTTGGCCGTCGCCGTCGAGCGCAGGCGTATTTCCCAAACGTGCGGCCAACGTGCCGGTGTCGTACTTGCTGAGGTATTGATTACTGCCCAACTCTCGTACGTATTGCAATTGTCCCGACTCGTGCCCGACTTGTGCCAGAAACGCGGCGATACGTTTGGGTGTATTGATGTTGAATCGCCCCATGGCGATGTTGAGACTGGAAATAAAAACGCCCGCTTGCTGGCGGGCGTTGGGCAGGATGCTTTGCAACATGTGTTGAGTAACCGACATGATCCCCCCAGAGAGAGAATGGAAAACAGCGTTGATGTGATTGGGTTGGCGCATTCACGAATCGAGCAAGGTCGTCAGGCCTTGGCGTCCAGGCAGGTTGCCTCGATCGAGCAGCGATAACTTTTCTCCCGACTGCCGCTGGCGGTCACCTTGTCGATCGACCAGCGACCGCGCATGAAATCCGGCCAGGTGGGATCCAGCAGTACGACGCCTTCGGCGGACAATCCGGGATTGCCCGGGCACTCGATCGTCACCTTGAGGGCTTCACGCAGCATCCGGCGGACCTCGCCCTCTCCGGCAGCCCGGGCATCGCCTGCACTCTGGTAGCGCTGGCGCATCGTCTTGAGCGGCGCGATGCCGCTCTCTACCTCCTGCACTTTGCCGGCGGCCGCGTCCCACCAACCGGTTTTGCAACCCTGATATTTCGCCCGGGCAGTTTCCACCAACACTGCAGAGATAAAGGCGTTATCGCCCGGGTGATTGTTGGTCGTCACCGACAGCTTTATGTTCGGTAGAACTTTGCCCGACAAAGATTTCACCTGACCGCGCCGCGCCAACACATACAGTTCGTTGATCGGCTTGGCGACGGCGTCATGAAGGTGAGCCAGCCGGGTCAGAAAACCCATGTCCGTTTCGTTGGACTGATCAATGTGTTCGATTCGGATCAGCGCCAGCTCGGGTGCGACGCGAGGCGAAAACCCGTGCCTGGACGTCAATTGGCGAAACAGCGCACCCAACGTCGTCGGACCATGGCTGACCGATCGACGCTGCTTGAAACCGGTCAGGTCCGCCGCACTGAACGGCGCCGCCGTGGCCACCAGCGTCAGACGCAACGGGAACAGCGTCGGTGTACGTCGTGTAACGACGAACTCGCCTTTGTCCACCAGTCCCGACTCCCGATAACCGACCCGCAGGCCGATCTTCCCGCCCAGGTCCGGCAAGCCTTCAATCCCGTCCAGACTGAGGATCAGCGTCAAACTATCGGACTCGATTCCCGCCGCATCGACGTGCTGCCAGGAGAGCAATCGTTCGTTAAGCAGCGCAGCGTTGGCGCCATAAATTTCCACCGCGGGGGTGAATCCCAGTGACATGTTGCCTCCTTAATCCCAGGCCGAAACCGGCGTGGGTGCAACGGGTTTTACATCCAGTTCCGGCAGGACCACCCACACCCCCGCCGGCAACACTGCAGCGTATTCGGCCAGCCCCGGATTGAGCCGCCAGAGCGCTTCCTCGACGGCGTCGTCACAACGCCCGAGCTCGCGGTAGAGCAACAGATTTGCCGAATCACCGGCAATACTTCGAACCCTATGCATTGGCGACCTCCATCAGCTCGATCGTCCAGTCGACCACCATCGCGGTACCGTCATCGATGATGTTGTTTTGGGTTTCGGACACATCGTTGATCCGCCACAAGCCCCAGTTACGACCAATGCCGTCAACCAATGGCAAAGGGATGCGCAGCGCCTGCAAGGCACGCAGTTCATCGAGCCGATTCATGGCGGTCGCGTACATTGATTTGCCCGAAATCGTCAGGGTTTGCAGGCCTTGGCCGATCTGGCTGGACTTGGGTTTGCTGGTGAGAATGTCGATGTTCGTCCAGCCACCGCTCGACTTGTGCACCAGGGCGCTGTAGGCGAAGTTTCTGGACAGGCCAAAAATGAAACTGCCCAGGACCATTTGCTGGCGCATTACGTACCTCCGTCGGTCAGGGCCGCGTCACTTCGCACAGAGAGCGGATTGATCATCATCGGCATAAACTCGCCGTTGAACTGCATACGCAGATTCGCCATGATTTTCTGAGTCAGTCGATCAGAGTCCGTCGGATCGGCACCGGTGATCTGGATGACGGGCGAGTAGTTGAACTGCCGGTTGTCCATGGGGTTGCTGGTCAGGTCCTTGCTGACCTGGTCCGGTGACCGAAGCCGGTCAACCTCGGTGTAGAGGGACTCACCAAGCATTTCCCCGCCCTCACTGCCCACGTAGGACCCGATCAGGCCGCCCACCAACGCTCCAATTGCAGTGCCCACAACCGGGACCGGGATGAAACTGCCGATCACCGCGCCGGCAGCAGCGCCCGCATAACCGCCGGCCAAACCGCCGACACCCGATCCGAGAGCACCGGACGCGGCTTTGTAATCACCCGCCAGCAGCGCTTTAATGCCGTCGTAACTCGTACTGGCGACCGCCATGGGAGCGCCCAGCCGACCGGTGAAGGTCTTGGCTCTGGCCATGGAAGTGACCAGTCGACTGCGCATCGCAGGACGTGGGGCTTTGATGTCAGCAGCACCCTGTGGTTTCTGTTTACCGTTGTTGTCTGGCGTACCGTCGCCTGTCTTTCTCTGGTCTTGACCAACGACCTCATCACTTCTCGGCGGCTTGATCGCAGCGTCCGGTTTAAGCAGTTCTGTTTTTGCGGAAGAAACAATTGACGTGAGCTTGTTCATGATCGCCCCGCGAAACGGGGTCGCAAGCGCTGCACCCAGCAAGGACAATCCGGCGATGACTTTCGGGAATGTCTCAACCACCGAACTGAGGCCGCTGACCACTAGATCGGCGCTGACCATCGCGAGATCCGTAATAGGCGCCACTGCGTTACCGAGCCCCGTATTGAGACGGGTCCAGCTTGCGTCCAGCGCACTCCAGCGTGCTTGCGAGGTATTGCCACGGGCGTCGGCAGTCTCTGCCATTGAGCCTTTGCTCTTATCGGACGCCACCGTAAACGCGGTGTTCAGGTCCTGGGGGCTCTTCAGCAACTCGCGGATGCCGACATCGCCCTCAAACAGCGTCTTGATCAATGCACTCTGTTGCTCGGCTGGCTTGCTACTCAGCACCGCCAGCACTTCCTTGATCGCTCCCGATGCGTCCGTGCGCATCCTGCTGGTCAGTGCCCCCGGCTCGATATCGAGCTCGGCCCAGGCAGCCCGTTGCTCAGGTGTAGCCGTGTCGCCCTTGCCGAACGCCGTGCCCAGCGTCTTCAGCGATGCCCCGGCGCCGTCCTTGCTCACCGAAGCGCTCAGCAGGGCCGCTGCGATTGCAGCCACATGCTCGGGCTTCATGCCCGCCGCCAGACTCGTCTCGCCGCCGTTTTTCACCACCGAACCGATGTCTGCTGCCGTGGCCTTCAAATCGACCCTGGCACCAAGGCGGTTGGCCGCGTCGCCCAGGTCGAGGCTTTTTGCCCGATCAAGTTTCAACGAGCTATGCCAACCGGCCATCAACTCGCCGGCCTCCTTGGCGTCAATCTTGTACGCAGATGCCATGATGCCGATGTCGCGAGCGAAATCCGTCAGCACTTGCGGAACGTCATCCGAGTTGACGTTTTTGACCAGCCCCTCATTGACCGCTGCCAGTTGCACCTGCACCAGCTGCACACCCGTCGTACCACTGGTGGAGGTACGTTTTTCAGTGGCTATTCTCGAGGCTTCATTCGCCAGCACCTGAAGAGCTTCCGGGTCCAGCTGCAACTTTTGATTGAGATCGACCAAGGCCGTCTGCATTGCCATCGCCGGCTTCAACTCCTCCGGTGGTGCACGCTGGTCAACCTCGGCCTTGAGCTTTGACTTTGCCTCACCGGCTGGCGCAGGTGCCGACGCATTTGTCTTGAGCAGCGACTGCTGCGAAGCCAGGGTGCCGTTCAACGACACCAGGGTTTCGCGCAGCTTTTCCTGCGCCTCCACCAACAGACGGATGTCGTTGCTGGCTGTTGTGAGTGCCAGATTCAGCCCCGACAAAGGATTCGTGATACCGGCAAGTCCCGGTGTTTCTGATGCACTGCCGAGTGGCGGCAGCTCAATGCTCTTGATCTCCGCACCGGGCGGCGAATATTTACTCTCTGCCATCCCGCTCTACTCCTGTTTCACGCCAAGGCGAGTGATCGCGATGTCGTATCGGCGCAATGCCTTGCCGGCGTCCCATTCCAGAATGTCCGCCTCACTTACCGAGTAAATGAGCGGTACCACATCGAGGATTACTTCGATGTCGCGCTCCGAAAGAAGTCCGCCGGTTTGTTTAAAAAATCGTCGATGCGTACCTGAAGCTGTGTCCAGTCGGGCACGGTCAACAGATCCAGATCGGGAAGCATCAGCCCGGTGCAATGGGAGGTGATGAACTCGGCGCGTTCCTTGGCAGTTTTCAGTTTTTTCATCGCCTTGGTGGCGCGCAGCACCGGCATTTCCAGGGTGAGCGAGGTCAGGCTGCGGCCCGCAGCGCTGAGTGGTTGCAGCAGTTGCACTTGATCGGGATCGTCCGATGCAGCATCAGTGTCCTGCTGTAGAAAAAACGACGCCGGACGGGTCGACATCTCATGCACGTACTGCGCGATGCTCACGTAGTCCGGGCGTTTGAGCTGGTCGAGCTCCTTGACCGACAGGCCCGTGGCCAGTTTCGCCAGTTCGAAGAACTGATCGTCTTCGTCATCGCCGGCACGGGCCAGGGCTTCTTTCTGTGCGGCGTAAAACAACGGTTTGAGCTGTATCTGCTCGAGTGTCGATTGGTCGTCGGCGGTGATCGGCGACAACAGGACGTGAACGGGAGGCGTCCAGGACATGAAATGAATTCCTTGGTTGTGCAACCTGTGGGAGTGAGCCTGCTCCGGCCGGCGTTCCGACGATGGCGGCGGTACACCCGACATCAATGTGTCAGGCACACCGCTATCGCGAGCAGGCTCGCTCCCACAGGGATTGCGTTTAACGGAGTTGCATTGGGGTAGTGCGAGGGGCTACGGAATCAATACCGCGCGGCGGGCATCACCGAGAATGTCCACGCCATTGAGCACGAACTTTTGCGTGCGCACGTCGATGTCGATCACCGGAATGCCATTTTCGAGGCGGTTGTAGGTGCGGCAGGAAAGTTCGAGCGTGGTGGTGGGTTTATCGTTCATCTTGAGTGTGGCTTCAGTCAAAGACTTAAGCTGACCGCCAACGGTGTGGTACGTGAACCAGGTATTGCCGTCCTGATCCTGACCCGCCTCGCGCACGTTGAGCAGAATGTCTTCTCCCAGCCTCACGCCCAAGGAGAGCATGATTTCCGACCCCATACCCTGCAGAACCAGTTTGGCTGATAGCGCGGTGGCACTTTTTGCCATTGACTCGGTGATGAAGCGCCCGCCCGTCATCGTTTCCATTACGAAATCGATCTTCGGCGGTTCGAAACTCTCCACGGTCGCCGACAATGGCAAGCCTTGCAGAGTGGCCGCGATGGCCTGTCTTACGCGGTTGGTAAACATTAGAGAACATCCTCCAGGAACTGCTCGATGATTTCATCGCGGGCGTTGAGTTGATAAACCATGTGTTCGTTCGGCGCGTAGCGGCCGTAGTCGATGACGATGAACCAGGTGCCGTTCTTGTACTTCTCGACGCTGTTCAATTCCGGGTGCAGGTACACGCTGCCGCCGGGGATGGTTTCGTCGGCGACCAGGGTTTGCAGCCAGTCGTTGATGCGCTTGACCTCCTGATCCATGAACGACTTGGTCAGGTTCTTGGCCATCGCTTTCTGACCGGCCTTGACCAGCTTGCGGCTGATCGCATCTTCGAGGCCGACGTAGCTGATGAACTTGCCGGTGATGGAGCGGTTACCCAGCAGCGAGAAGCCGCCGAGGATGGTCCGGGCGTAGTAGCTGATGCCGTAGCGGTTCAGCAGATCGCCTTCGGTGGAGGTGTCGAGGATGTTGTATTCCACAACCCGCGAAACGTCTTCGGCGTAGGTCACCTGGTTGCCCGGGCTCTCCCATTGCTTGACCTTGGCCAAGGCGGCGATGGCAAGACTCGATGGCGACAGGAACACGTTCTTCTTCGCCGCTTTGGAGTAAACGGCCGGCATGTTGTGCACGACCAGGCAACGGTCGAAACCGAGGTCCGCGCCGCCCAGTTCCTGGCTGTAGGTCACTTGATCGGCCACCGCGGCGTCCTTGCCGTCGAGTACCACCCGCGCCTTGATACGCTTGCCAAACGAGGCGAACTCGCTGGCCACGGCTTTGGTGCCGGTGAAGCCTGGCGCACCGATGATGGTCAGGTCTTCGGGCACACCGCTCAACGCGGCCAGGCCCAGTTTGCGACCGGTCAGGGGCTCAACGCCGCCGATCACGTTATTCACCGTGTCCGCCGGGGTTGCGCCCTCTTCGACGATGACCACGTAGACCGGCACCTTGACCACTTTCAGGATCTGGAACACCGCGTGGAACAACGTGCCCGATTCAGTGCCGGTCGGATCGAGCAGCGCCTGGGTGGTGAAGCTGTTGATGCGAAACGGCGCATTGCGCGGAATCAGCGGATCGGCCTTCGGCGCCGTGCCGATCAAACCGATGACGTTGTCACCGAGGCCTCCCATGGCCTCGGGGGATTCGGTGGCATTGACGGTAATGCCGTTGTGCTCGAAGTTAAGAACCTCAGCCATGGTTATTCAGCCTTCTTGGCAGCGGCCTTCACGGCCTTGGTGGATGTGGATTTCAGCTCCAGGCGACCGGCGCTGAGCAGTGCGTTGGCTTCGACTTCGAGCAGGTCGAGTTCCTGGCCGGCGGTCGACCAGTGGCCGCGTCCGGTGGGGAACGGGACGAGGACGGTGTAGGTTTGGCGTTCAGCCATTTGGGTTTCTCCAGATGTGAAAAAGCCCCTGAATGAAGGGGCTGTCGGGTGTTGATTAGCGGATAAGAAAACGCCCCGACGGTGCGGGGCGTTTATTTGAGCTGGCCAGACAGCCAGGTGGGTGCAACCGGGCGGTGATCTGCCTGGGGAAACTCGGCCCCTTGCGGCCAGTCGCGCAACTCGCGACGGTAGGCTTGCAGCTCGGCGTATTGCTCGGTTGTCAGGGTCGTTGCGCCGCCACCATCCAGTTCGTCGCGCTGACGTGCCACGATGCCATCGGTTTTCGCCAACTGCCCATCACGCCAGGTGCGCTCGAGGTCAGCCAATTGCTCAGGAGCCATCGGCGGACGTTCAATCAAAGAGGGTGGATACGTATCAAAGTTGATCTTGATTAACTGCGACTGGCCGTTCAAAAGCTCGGCGTGCAGTTCGAGCGATATTTCGACAGCGTCCGCGGGAAGCTCTCCGCCCAAATCTGAATCGTGAAAAAGACCGGTTGTCTTACTGCTGTAAATCATCTGATTTCCCCTTTACATGCCGAAGGCAAGTACGCGGACTGCCGATTGGCTGGCGGTGTAGTTGGACTGCACAACGACCTGGCCCAAGCCGTTGGCCATACCCGCCACAAACGGAGAACCGGTGGAGCCATAAATAGTGCTGTCTGTCATTGAAACGTTGCAGCCGAAGTTCTTGCTCGGAAAAGCAATGGGCAAATTAAAAGGAGTGCTCAGCGCCGCGCTTGAAAACAGCGCCGTCATCCACTGAATGATCAAACCGGAAGGGAGTTTCTGATAGCCGTTCGCCGACATAAGTGCACCAAACGGTGCAGTCTTGCCAACGACACCGGTACCCAGCAAAACCCAGGCCCCGTCGCCAACGCAGATCATATCCAGATAGGTATCTGGTGGAACCGACCTGCTCGCAGCGGAAGGCGGAATAGAGAGACTTTCCTGCATTTTGTCCGCCCCCTGAGTGGACAAAATCAGGGTTGCAATTGACCAGTTCTGCAATCGAATGGTTGCGCCTGCCTGAATGCCATTAGCCACCGAGTCAGGAATACTGTAGGAAACGGGCCCGCTACCGTAACAGTGAACCATACTGCCCACGTGCGCCGCGATACCGGTCAACGGGGCAACAAACGAGTAAAAACCACCCAGTTCGAACCCTCTGGCCTTGATCCATTCAGTCGTTGCAAGCTTTTTGGTGTTATCAAATCGGGGAGGTGTGTTGCCGAGCACCGCAGCATATTGCAACTGAGCGGAACCCGAAGCCCACCAGCCGGAGCCACCAGCACTGGCCAACTCCAAAGTAGCCCCTGGCACCATTACCAGACTGGTAGCCGACGCTTGACCGGCGCCGGCGTTGATCGTGTCAGCCCCGGCACAAACAACTGTAATGTTGCCACTGCCAATATTGCGGAAATTGATCGCCCCTCCAGACGGCAGACTGCCGGCAGTCGGTAAGGTGACCGAGAACGTTCCAATCATGCTCACGAGGGTGCCGGCTGCTGTCGTCGTTAACGTGGTCGCACCGGTCACGCTGGTCACACCGCGATAGTTGCCTTGGCTGCGCCGGGTAAACTCCGTCGTGGCGATTGCTTTAGAGTCGTCGAACAGCACAGGCGTAGTTGCTGTTGGGCTGATCAGCGCCGGCGAGTTGAGCGGCGCAAAGCCTTGCGTCACGTTCTGGAACGTCAGTGCCGTGGTGCCCAGGACAATCGCCCCGTCAGTGACCAACTGCCAACGAGTATCGGCCAGCGTCGCTCCTTGCTCTACGGAGACGATCAGACCCGACGTCACCTCTGTACTGACGTCCGCGTCTTTCGCCCGAACCCAGTCAGCAACCGCGGCAATATAGAGGCCGTTATCTTTCGCGGCCGTCTGGTTTTTAACGAGAACTCGATCGCCAGCGACAACGGCCACGCCATCGATTGCTTGAGGACCGGCTAACGCGATGTTGGCGATAGTCGCTACGCGCACCGATTGCTTGCTGTCGAGTTTGGCAAGTTCGTCAGTGATATAGGAAGCCACCCACGCACGGGTCGCTTTAACCACGGTGTCGTCGATCAGCAGCGTCACGAGTGAGGCATTGCTCGTTTCGAAAATCGAGCGAATGTAAAACTCTTTGCCCGATCCCGACGTCGCCAATACCGGTTTGAACGACTCCGGATACTTCACGATGGCGTACAGAATCCCAGTATCGGTCCAGATCCCCGCCTCACGCACATACCAGCCGCCCACATCCGGCGGGATGGTCACTTCAGCCAGCAACCAGCTCGGATTTTTCTCATCCTGGAACAGTGCATTGAGCGGCCCGCGCCAGACTTCGCGCTTGAGCGCGGTGTCGTTTGCCGCAGGGTTGTAAACCGCGCCACCGCCGTCACCGACGGAAAGCTGAGACAACTTGATCGGCAAGCCCGCCGCCTTGCAGGCAGTTTCGTAGGCGATCCCCGCATTGGTAAGCAGGGTGTAATAGTCGGCCATTTAGGACCCCTGAGGATAAATAGTGGAGGTTTCGACGGTGTAGAGCCCTGCAGCCATAAAGGCCTGGCCCGAGGTTTCAAGCCCCGCGATGACAATCGGGTACACCGTGGTCAGTTCGCCGCACACGGTGGCCGCGCCGATGACGTGATTGCCGAAGGCGCTCAAGCCGACGGAGATCGTCAAGGTGTCGCGTTCGCTTTTGGCGTCCGCAAGACGTCGATCAAGACGGGCATCGATGTCTTCGCTGTAGGGCTGTTCGGTAAAGGCCCGAACAGAAAAGCTGTAAGGCGGGCCTGGCGGTGTTTGCTCGTACCAGGCGCGCACGTCGGGTCGCAATTGCAAACCCTTGGCAGCGTTTTCCAAGGCCATGCGTGTCCCGGCTTGGCGAGCGGTGGGCCAGGCGAGTTCTACCGTCAAACGCTTTTCGGTTTCGCCCGCCGTGGAACTCCACTCGCTAACACCGCGATCCGCGCCGAGATAAGGCAAGAACGCCAACGGCGTTTCAGCCGGATTCATCAACGCCGGAAACGGCGGCGCAATCCGATCAAGCAATAGGCCGAAACCGAGATCAAGCGCCCTTTCCAGTGGCGAACTGTTGGCCGGCAACAGGCTCGGACGAGGCTTGTCGTCACTCATAACGTATCCACCTCGACCTCGACACCCGTGCAATACGGGGCCTGGAAAGCCGTTGCCACGATTGGCACCAGCGGCTCAAGAATCTGCAACTGAACCGCGCCGGCACTGTGCAACGTGTAGTCGATCCAGCTCGGATCAACGCGTCCCTCCAGTCGATGGCAGCTGTCGGCATACGCCTGCAACTGCTGCTGCGCAGCCACCTTGGTCAACCCGGAGTCAGGCCCGGCGTTGATCTTTGCCACGACCCGGATTTTGTAGGTTTTGATGTGTGCCCCCTGCACCGTGACCAGGTCCGTTTCGGGGCGTACATCAGGCCGGGCGAAATGCTGGCGAACGCCTTCAAGAAGTGTTTCGGATGGCGCTCCATCGCCTTCCCGGGCAAGCACCGTGACCATCACCTCGCCGGGAGCGGTGCGGCGTCCGTTGCCATCTTTGACCTGAGCCGCGTAGCCGTCAGGGTCGAATGTGTAGGTGACCGTCACCACGCCCGCAGCAGCGGTTTCCACCTTCACAGCGGGTCGCTCACCTAGGGTGAACACCTCACGACGGTATTGCATGCGCGACCCGGCCGCCGGTGCATGGGGCGCCAGGTAGTAACGCAACCGGGCGTCATCATCACTTTCATAAACCGGGGCCACTGGCGGGAATGCCGCCGGATCGCCCGGATCGAGTAATTGACGCTCAAGGCCCATGTCCGCCAGTCGCGCATCGAGGTTGCTCCCCGTCGCCCACCACGCCAGCATCTGCTTGATCCGGGCGTTGTATTTACGCTCATGGATTTGCAAGCGCACACAAAAGGCTTCGAGGGCGAGGGTCAGCAACTCGCTTTCGTTGTCGAGGCTGACTTTGAGTTTTTCCGCACGCTCGGGAGAACGGGCGCCGACGTACTCGACGACAAACGTCTTGAACTCCGCGAGCAGGTCCTCGAACGCTTCGACAGTGACGATCGAAGGTTCGGCCAACTGGTTCTGGCCGGGTATCAACATGCTCATGTCACGACCTCGAATGTCTGATTACGGTTTTTCCAGAGACCGGCGAAACGCAACAACAGCCCTGCCCCGAGGCGGCTGGCAACAATGACCTGCGGCTGGAAATCACCAATGCCGTTCTGCTCGTTGTAAAACGCCTGCGCCGCATGGCTCTGGGCAAGCATCAGCAGGTCGTCGCCGAGGTTTTGTCCCAAGAGATTCGGGATCAGAGAACCATACAAAGGACGCTTCTGACGGGTGCCCAAAGGCGTGGTCAGCGCCCGGGTCGCACGCTGTACAAACTGCGGCCAGTCGTCGACCGTTACGCCGGTGTTTCTATCGATTCCGATCATGGAAATCTCTTTATGCAGTGCTAATGACTCGCCCCTGGTGATCCACCAAGGGGCCGCTCAGGTGCACACCGGATGCGTCGAGCAGTAAGCCGGTCGCGCCCAGTTGCAGTTGGATCGCCTCAGGCGTCATGACCCACCGGGCCGGGCCGATGCTCAGCTCGAGCGATTCGCGAGTGCCGGTGAATGTGGCCGGGCCGTTTTGCCAGTGGAGGGTGTGACTGGCGTCGTCATAGCCACTTTCGGTGCCGTCCTGATAACAGCGACGCGTCAGCGAAGCCTGCGTTGAGACCGGAGGAAACTGGCCACCATTGAGGCCGAACAACGCAACGGACTGACCGCCGCTGTCGCCGCCGCCATGGTTCAGCAACACGCACTGTTCACCGATGGAGGGAATACGCGACTCGCTTTGCGCCCCGGCGCTCGGGTTAAAAAAGCGGATGGCCGGCGTCAGCAACTCACCGTGGCGGACCTTGCACGTATTACTGGCCGCATCGACTTCCTCGCACACGCCGATGCGGCAGAGGCTGTCGGTACGTCGATGCAGGTCTTCGATCTCGGTTTCCATTTCGGCCAGGCGCTCGATGATCGGGCCCAGTTGCTGGTTGAACAGTGCGTCGAACATGGATTACTCCTCGAGTGGCTGGTACTGGTCTGGATCGTCGATGTCCGACACCTCCCAGGTACGGGCGAATTTCGGAGTGCCCAACGGGTCGTCCAGCAGCAATGGCCCGAGGTATAAGGTCTGGGTGAAGGAAACGGTCCAGGTGTCGTATTCCCGGGCGCCGCTGATGAATGTGGATGCAACGCCATCGATGCTCACCGGCAGATCGCATTGATCGGCGGGCAGTTTCCAGCGACTGTCAGTGATCAGGCTTTTCAGCTGGCAGCCCAGATCGCAGGCGGCCAGGCCGGAACTGGGCGACACGGCTTGCAACGAAACCGTCATGACATGAGCGATACGCCCGTCATGGGCACGGCTTCCCGACGCATCGTGTTCGAGTGCAATCAGAACCCAGGTCAGATTGCCTGTACTGTCGAAATCTTGATGACTCCCGACATTCAATTCGGGAAAGGCGCCGCGCAATGCCTCGGCAATCGCGGTAAACAGCTGTGAAGGTTTTTCGATGACAACTGGCATTAAGGGCCTCCTGTCAGATTTCAATGTGAAGGTCGGCGATGTCGCCTCACTGTTGATCAGGGCGAGAATCGCGCGGCGGCACTTCGCAAACACCAATCCGCTTGGCCGCCCAGCGCTCATAGAGACCAATGGCCACGTCCGCCCCGGCCATCGCCGTCAGGCAGCCAAATGCGCAAGCGGCCCAGATCGACACGCCGGCGGCATACAGCAGCATGATGGCCGAGACCCCGCAGATCACGCAGGCCCCGGAGCGCAAGGCCAGACGCCGCAGCAGTGACCAGCCGCGGGCGCCGTCCTTGTCGGCGCGCCACATTTCGCCGGACACCCCGCCCACCAGCGCGAGCACGATGACGAGCCAGATCGGCATGTCCAGCAACGCTTGTTGCTCGTTTGTCATGTCACGCCTCCCGGGGTGATTGATGCGTGCTTGAATGGCACGACGTGAAAAGGCATTGAAAAAAAACCGGCGAGCGCCGGGTTCTTCGGTGATGCATTGCTATCCGTTGCGATGGCTTGAACGAACTGTTGGATTACCAGGGAACGACGGGCCAATTGATGTTTCGCGGATAGCTCGGTTGATTTTTCACTTCACTCACGGCGACGACGTATTGCTTGTAGGCCAACAGCAAAGCTTCGTCCGACGGTGAGGCGATGCCGAGATCAATCTTGTATGGCAAAGGATTGAACATCAGCCAACGGCCTGCCTCTTCCAGAAATTGCTGTGTGCGACCAAGCGCCTGATTGAGCAGCTCTTCGTAGGGAGGCTCCGTAAACGTCCAGACATCGTCGATTTGCTCTGCCTTCCATCCCACCCGAATTTCCGTGTTACCCGTTACATCAACCCAGAAAATCCACGGTGCGATGGGAGTCGGCGCTTGCTCGGCATCCACCAGTGCGGTGACCTTGCCATTCATCCCGTCTGCGCATGCATATCGGTTCATCTTCCAACTCCTTGTAAAGTTTGCAGCGGACGCTGCTTTTCATTTCTGCATGCCGGGTCGCGCAGCGACAGCCATTGCACGCGCTGCGGACGGGTCATGCGGTCTTTGTTTTGCTGCGATTTCAGATCGTGTTCAAGGCAACTCGGGCCAGACAATGGTCAGCGGAAAGCCAGGCTGTTTATTGACCTGATTGAAAGCGATGCAGTACTCCTTGAAAGCCAGCAGGTAAGTCTGCTCCGCGGTAGTGGCCACGCCCACGTCGACTTTGAATTGCAAGGCCAGGGACTCAACGCTGGCCGTGACATTGTCGAGTCGCCGGACCTTTTCATTGCGCAGTTGCTCACCGTGCGGCGAGCTTGGATAAGGGAAGCCCGAGTTGAAGCGCCATACACCGTCGGTGTTCACGGCGTTGTAGGAGTAGTCGACCTGGTTGCTGGACAACCCGGAGACCTCGACCCAGAGCTGGTCGGACGGAAACTCGTCAGCGATGGGGTTTACGGTCTGGTAGATGTTGTCGACTTTGCAGCCGACAATGCGTGCGCACTTTTTTCATGTTTATGTCCTTATTGATCACCGGCATCCCGGTGTTTCGACTCCTACCCCGAGGTAGGCATTCCAAAAAGCCCGACGCTTGCCGGGCTTTTCAGTAATGCGGTCCTTCGCGTTGATCTTTCGGCGCTACTGGCGCGGTACGGATCCATTCAGATTGTTTTTCCGACCGCGGTCCCTGCCCGCCGGATAACTGCTTCTGGTGCTTTACGCTGCACACCCGGGTCAGTTGCCAACCCTCTGAACCGTTGAGGCCGGTTCATCGCTGCCTTTTGTGGTGGAACTAAAGAGCTTCGTTTCGAGCTGCTTTGTTGAGCGGCTTGAGACAAAGAATATGCATGGATGCATATACAGTCAATGCGCAAATGCATTTATTTATACGCTATAAATGCACTGGCGCATGAAAGCCCTGCAAACAAAGGCGCTGACGGTTTGTGGCAGGCGAAAAAAAACCCGCTCGGTGGCGGGTTTTATTGCAGGGCGGTGAGGTTAACGGGCGTACATGCCCCACCAGAAGACGTGACCGAGGATGACGATTTGCTCTTCCTGGACTTCCTGAAAAGTGTAGTCCTCGTCCGGGTGTTCATCCCGATTGAAGCTGCGCAGGCGAATACCGGTCGGCAAGCGATAAAGCTGTTTCACCCGCAATTGGCCATTGTGATTGATGGCATACAAGTCGCCATCAATGATGTCGCCAATCCCGCACTTGCCCGCATTCACGCCAACGGTGGCGCCATCGCGCAGCACCGGCAGCATACTGTTGCCGCGCACCGTCACGCATTTGGCCTGATCGAATTGCACACCGTTATGGCGCAAGCTGCGCTTGCCGAAGCGCAGGCTAGAGCGCTCGCTTTCTTCGATGACGAATCTTCCTGATCCAGCAGCCAATTCAACCTCGCGAAGAAAGGGGACCGACACCTCGTCATCATCGACGGGCGTGTCATCGTCCCACAGACTTATATCCTTGAGTTCGGAATGCAATTGATCGCGCCCGGCATTGGCGGTGGCAGCGACATCCGCGCGCCCGCGCAACTGATCGGTGCTCACAGCGAAGTACTCGGCGATCTTCGAAATGTGTTTATCCGAAGGGTCGACGATCTTCCCGCTGAGGATTCGCGAGAGAGTGGATTGAGGCACGCCGGTGCGACGGTGAAGCTCCGTGGGGGAGATCCCGTGCTGATCGAGCAGCGCTCTTAAGACGGTAGAAACATTGCGTTTTTGCATAACGGGCATAGTGCTTGAACTTTTTTCGGAAGACAAATGCTGATTCGCATAAATCATGCATAAACATTGGAAATGTGCGGCAGGGCTTTCATGCCTGCGTCCGGCAGACCGCTCATGTTAACCTTGCGCCCATCGCGGAAAAGCCGGGCTGATGTCCCTCCTTTGCCCTACACCTTTCAACGAATTTGCCTGATATCCGATGAATAAAGCACTGTCCGATCTGTCCTCCCACACGCCAATGATGCAGCAGTACTATCTGGAATGGGCTACAGGGCTTGTGGCTCAAGGGTATGCATTGGCCATTGTCTAAAACACTACCCCGACATAAGCGCCTTTCGGGCCAATGAAACCGAGCAAGGGGGAGGTAGTTTTAGACAGCGTTTCGGCCCTTCCCGTCCTCATTTGCCCCGCGCCGGCAAGTCGTTTGCGGTGTCAAAGCCTGGGATGCCGTATATAAATCAATCAAGGCCTTTATAATCAAGGCCTTGAGCTACAAATCGCCCACAAAAAGCAGCACCTTTTGCGACTCTTTAGAATCCAATAAACATTGGCCCAAACGGTTGCGTTTTGGGGAAGAATATCCACAGTAGAAATCCCACCACCGGCGTCCTGCCGACCGTACACAATCCAAAATCCTACAGCTCGTCGCCTCACCCTCGCCCGAATCCTGCGCCTCGATTACTGTATATCCGAACAGTATCAATAAGGCGTGACCGTGGACCCCCTCGAAATCGAAGACACCAGCGACTGGCTTGGCTGCCCAACTGAGCTTGAGACCTGCCGCTATTTCCTGCGCATCACCGAGAACGAGGTGCAGGAACTGACCCTGCAATTGCGCAAAGCCCGCGAAGACATCTTCGGCCTGGTCCAGATGCACGCTGGTGTCACCAAAGAATGCGGGGGACTGCGTGCCGAACTGATGCAGGCCAAGGCCGACCTCGCAGATTCAAACCGCAGAGCCACCGAAATTGAGACGAGAAGCAACTGGGAGCTGATGGCCAAAGGCAGGCACATCAGCGAACTCACCCTCAAGATCCGCGAGTTATCCGGCGAGAAGCCATTCGAGAGCCCTTTCCCCATTCAGCGGGACACCTCCGGCAATTGAGCCCGGGGCCGGGAGCTACGGCACATCCTTGAAAAAGACGTGACCACCGAGCCTCAGCGTCTGCTTCGCCTTCGCCGCCCAGACCGGAGCCTTCTTCATGGCGATCGCGTAATAGTGCGTGGCGCCGCCGGTGGGATCTGGCACCTTGCCGTCGATCACCTGGTCAGCAGCGATCCGCGCTTGGGCAAGCTCCCGGAACTGGATAGGCTTGCCCCCACTGAGGGAGGCGTAGTTCGGATCGTTCTTGTTCCAGCAGCTGAACTGATACGGCGCCTGGCACACGCCGGCATAGCCCTCCCCCCACCATGACTTGGTCTTGCCGTCGTTCACGCGGTTACGAATAGTCCAGGCCACGGCAATCTGCCCGGCAAGGCTTTCACCCCGCGCCTCGCCCCACAGCGTGCGCGCGAGGATGTCTCTGTCTTTTTCTGTAACGGTCATTCTTTTCTCCGGACAAAAAAAAGCCCGCTCGATGGCGGGCCTTATGAAAGAAGGTGTGTCAGTTGGAAGAAATAACCGGCAGCGCCAAGGGGCTTCGGTAATACATCACAGCTGGAACGTACAGGGTGTTGATGGCGTAGCTACGCGACTTCTGCAACTGATTGACGTTTGTGTTTGGAACGATGGCCCCAACTGTTGGGCTGAAGAAAATCGGTTTGGCACCAATCGAGCGGATATAGTCCAGCAGATAAGTCATCTGCCTTTGCAGGTCTTCGTTGGACGTGCTGAAGTAGTAGTTGTTGGTGCTGACATTGATCCACACATAGTCAGGCTTTTCAGGGGCGACGTCCTTGAAGAACCTGGCGACCATCTGATCGATCCGATTCCCCACAATACCCTTGCTAACCACAACCGCTTTATCCAGGCGCTTGATCAGGCGATAGTGGAAATCGCCACCGGAAACGAACCAGCTGTCACCGAACAGGACGTGCTTGCCATGGTTCAAGTCTTCAGGTTGGGACAACGCATGGTAATGGGTGATCGACCCCGGGTAGAAAACAGAATCGCCGGAGTTTGGCACCGTCACCTTTATCCGCACTTTACTGCCGGCGATGATGGTGTATGGGATGTCTTGAGAAATGATTGTGTCGTCCCGGTTCACCCGCACCTTCGCCGCTTCGATGACTTCCCCGGTCTTGCGCAGTTCCACCACTGATATATCCAGCGCGGCAGATTGCTTGCCGGCCTGGGTGCCAGGATTGATGACCACGTTCGTAACAATATTCTCGTAAAACATGACCTCGGCTTTGGAAGCCACGCCGCCGCCAGCAGCTTGCGTTCGAACCTCCATGGCCAAACCGTCTGCAACCTGTCCGCCTACGCCTCCATAATCCACAGTCGCCACGCTGGTGACTTGGGCCCCATTGATGGGCTCCCAACCTGAGGACACCTTGAACTGCGCAGCCCTGCGCAACATCGGCCGGGTGCTCAGCTGGCGTAGCGCATCGTCAGCAACGCAGGCAAACCCGTATTTGTTGGCGTGGGAATCGTTGTTGTAGAAGTTGTAGACCTTGCCGCCAGCGGCTATCGGGCTGGGCAGCGGCCGATCTATCTGCAAGGCGCCGTCAGTGACGGCCTTGACCACTACCGGATAGAAGGTTTTGTCCTCAGCCTCGTAACAGGCCAATTGACCGCGGCTGAAACCAGAAGTGTTAGATACAGGGATTGTGAAGCTGCCCGCCGGGATCGGGGCATTGGCGGTGGCCTCGACAATGGCGCCTGGCTCTGTTGGAAACCAACCTACCCCGGACAGTGTGCCGAAATGAAGATCGACAAATGCCGGATTCAAGTTGTGAGTTGGCTCGGCTGCGACTGAAAGGGAAGTAACCAGGCAAAGCAATAAAGCGAGGGGGTAACGCATGCGGGACAAATCCGTCCATGAATGTACCCGCATTATTACATAGAGGCTGGTTAGACCAGCGATTGCTGCCAGCAAATATCGGCAAGGATCGTGGCCGTAATTGGTGATCCGGTACCGTTGGTTACTCGCACGGCAACATAACGAAGATTTGTATCCACGCGCGTCGTTGCAACATCCTTGAATGGCCCAACACCTGTGAAGGTGTTGGCGTCAACAATCCCTGTGCCGTCTGCGTTGGATGTGAAATCGACACTCAGCGTCAGGCCGGTGATTGACTGGTTCAGGAAGCGAATCAGTGCAGGCAACCTTGTCTGGCCGGGACAGACGCCAATCAAGTCGGCGCCGGACGCGGCAATGGTCACAGTCTTGAAGAAGCTGGCGCTGCGCATCGTTGTGCCGGCGCCATTCGGCTGAAGTTCTTGGCCGTGGTAGCGCACGCCGAGTGCGTAGCGCCGAGAAGTCAGCAGCTGGTTGCCGCCGCCGAGGGTTGGGGCGAACGCGCCGACTGTTGGGTTGAAGACGATCAGTTGCGCACCGATGCCCTGGCACAGCGTCTTCAGCTGATTAATCTGCTGCTCGAACAGTGCCGGCGCCACACTTGCGTAGTAATCATTGGTGCCGATGATGAGCCAGACGAAATCTGGCGCGCTCGGGATCACGTCCGCAGTGAAACGAGCGATCAGGTCAGATGCCTTGTTGCCGCCCGTGCCCTTGTTGATGATCGTGGCCTTTGGAAGCCGTGCAACCAGTCGGTTGAAGATGTCGCCGCCGCCAAACCAACTGTCACCGAACAGGACGTGTTTGCCACGGTTCAAAGTGTTGAGGTAGCCCGCCTGGCGGTGGTAGCTGATCGGGCCAGGGTAGAAGGTGAAGCCGCCACCATTAGGCGACGTGATTCGAACTCGCACACAGCTGCCTTCACGCACGGAAAACGGGATGTCTTTCGACATGATCCCGCTGTAGCTCAAGATCCCAGCTAGCTGCGCGACCTGAAAGACAGTACCGTCGGCGATAAGCTCGTCGATGAAGATGTCGATCGATCCAGATAGGCTGCCGGCGCGTAAGCCTGGGTTGACTACCACGTTCGCCCGGTAATCACCACCCTGAAGACCAACCCAAGAAGACGAACAGCCTGCGCCTGCCGCAGCGCTGGTGACAGAGATCGAGCGCTCACCAATGGCGTTACCGCCCGGGTTTCCGTAAGTCGTGCCGTTTGGGTTGCTGGCCAGCGTGGCGCCGAGGATGGGTGACCAGATCGCGCCGTCCTTGGACAGATATTCCATCCGTGAAATGCGCTTGGCGTTGAGTTGGCGCAGTGCGTCGTCCGCAACGGCGTTATAGCCGAAGGTGTTGGCGTGGGCATCGTTGGCGTAAAAGTTGTAAACAGGCGCTCCGGAGGCAATCGAAACGGTCAGCTGGCGATCCAGGCGAATGATCGGGCCAGCGAGCAAGGCGCCGACGGTCGCGGTGTAATACTGGCCGTCAGACGCAAGCCAGCAAATCAGCTGGCCAACATAGTACGTTGCCGTGCTGACTACTGGAATATCAGTCGTGTTGACGGCCGCCCCTGCCGTGGTCAGTGTTGAAACCACGCCGCCTGGATCTGACGAGGTCCAACCAGTGCCCGCCAGCGTGCCGTAATGCAGATCGATAACCGCCGGTTCGATTGTGTTACTGAACCACCGGTTTGCGTTACCTGCGGCTGCGACGAAGTTGGTGTTTGCCAGAATCAGCGCATCCTGAGACGTGTTCTTCACCTCGATAGCGGTCAGTGCTGTTTCAACCGTGCCGGCGCCGCGGCCAACTTTTGTGGCACCGACGCTAGACGCGAGGACTTGACGAAGCACCGCGTCGCCTACTGCCTGCAATTTCAATGCGTCAGTTGCCCAAACACCAGTCAGGGTTAATGGAATGTCTACCGCATTCTTCACCCTATAGAGCTCGCCATCCTTCTGGACAAGTTGCGTCTGGCGTGCAACCACCACGCCGGCCGCATAAGCCAGATAAATTGACTCATAGCTTTGCGCGATTAAGTAATCAGTTACCTGCTGCATGATCCCGCGCCAGGATGTGAGCGGCACACCAAGGCGGCTAAGGTACTCACCTAACGGTCCATTCACGAGCAGATCGGCAATTGCCGAGGTGTCGTAAAGGTCTCGCGGATCACTGGACCCGTTTGGCTCGACTGGGTTGCCCGTATTGAATCGCATGTTTTCTCCAGACACAAAAAAGCCCGCGCAGTGGCGGGCTATTTGTGGATTTGATTATTTAGACGGGCGCTGAAGAGTCGTCGTACAGATAGACCCTTTCGTCGTAGTTGAACCCTTGCACGGAGACGCTTTCGCTTCCCTTCGGTGAAACCTTGCTGACCAGTACGCGATGGCATTCACGACTCACCGGCCCAAAGAGCAGATGTGGCGGCTCCCTGTTCCAGCTCGTGTCCGGAACGAAATCGATGGAAGGGATACTCAACTGGTATTCGTTTACTCGGGTTGCTACCCATGGCCCGCTGAGCGTGCCATCAAGCCGGCGGATGCCGACTGTGTGGCTGATTCCCTCGATCCAGATGAAAGGCTCGGAGCTTTCGAGAATGACCCCGCCTGCTACCGGCGTGAACCCCAGCATGAGTGCGCTCTGCCCGCGGCCTGGAGTGTCATCCGATACACCGGCAAGCCCGAGATAGTCGCTGTTATTACCATCAAGCTCTGTCTCAAACGAGTAACTCCATCGACGATATCGGGCTTCGCTGGCTCTGCGCATTCCCAAACGGTACGCGCGATTCCTGTCTCCAATACCAATCGCTTTTACCTTCTCGGCCTTGATTCCCTGCTGCCCAGGGAGACGACACTTCACCGTCTCCGTTTGGCGCGTAAAGCGGTCCTTGTACTCGACATCGACACCGTCATGATCCATTGCCGGGTCTGGCGATTTGAAGCTGATCTTCAGTGGGCCGATCAGGTTTTGTGCGGAGTAACCCTGTGTGCCAGCCGGGAAGTACTCGCTATCGAAACCATCACGCTTCTGGTCACGCACTGGCCGCAAACGCCCACGACTGATCGTGAACTCTGCGAACCCGGCCGCCAATGCCGTATTTAGCCCCTCCTTAACCGTCATGAATGATTCGACGGAAAGATCGAACTTGTCTCCGCGCAGCTTGCAGATGCTGTCGAAGGTGGCCAACTCTTCAAAATCGATATCCGCTGCGTCGTAACCCGGAGCTCTGGCGATGTAGTTGTAAACCGGGGCGATATCGCGGGTCACTCGGTTGTCCGGAGTCCATGCACCATCAACCAAAACCGGAAGTTTCCGTGTGGCCACCACCGAAACTTTATTCTCGCTCTGGCTGGAGAGCTTTCCGCCACCGGCGGCCGAGACTGCGATCGTTGTCCAGCCCGGGTAACTGGTTGGACTTGGCAGCAATGTCCTTGCGTCGTACCACTGGATGTTGTCCTGAATGTTGGTCTCGGTCGATTTCGCCCCGATTCGACGCATCCGGCCCTCGGGTCGAATGGCCGCACCGATCGTCAGTTCCCTGGTGAACCCGATCTGATCAAGCGTGGATTGAGTAATCGTCTCGACGTAAGACGACCATGCGCCAGCAGCAGCCATATCCCTGTACTGAAACTCATAGGTCACGGACCACGGGACGATGACGCCTTTTTGCGTTACACCCGCCAGGCCGCTCGGGAACATAACAGTGAAGGATATTTTGGTTGTCTTCTCCGCTGGCGGACACAGTGCATACGGGCCAGACCAATCCCCCTCAAGGTTCGAATTATCCAGTACCAGTACTGCTGAGTTGCTTTCTATAAAAGAGAATCCAGGCCAAGCTCCGTCCGTTAAGCCAGCGCTTGTGAGTCGTTCGACGCTGATCTGTGAGGTGCTGGCTGCGGTGATACGGTAGCGAAGCCCCGTGTAGCCGATGCTGGCCCAGCCGACACCCGATTGAAGTCCGGAAACTGGGGCTCCACTCGTGGTGTTCAGAGTCATCTGGGCGGGATTTCCACCGGCGGGCGCGGTATAGCTGTTAACCAGATAACGTCCGGCATTCGCCCCCACCACTTCGATCTGCATGCCGGGGAATGCGCCAAGCTGCTCAAGTGGCCCGGTGACGAGATCACGACCACCGACACCGCCGCCGGCTGTCACCGTGTACTGGTACATCACCTCTATTCTGATAATCATCCCAATAGCCCAGCCAGCAGGAAAGGAACCAGCTCCGGTTGGGATGGTTATCAGGCGATTATTAAACTGAAAGGCTTGAGCGCTCGGCGCTTGTGGGACAGTTGTGGTTGTTTTCAGATCGAGACCTGATGTACCTGTAGCTGTTACGCCTACCTCTGTCGCCTGATACCACCATTGCGCCGCCGGTTCGGCGCTCACGTCTTCGCCAGGCCCGTAGACCCGGTAGGTGGCGTTACTGCCGAGCGCGATGATCGGGGTATTACCGATTTTGATGTCACTTGGCAGGATTTCACATTCTCCGCGGGTGACGCACAGCATCATGTATTGCCATTCGTCTTTCGGGCCCTTGAATTTGCGACGAGGCTCGACGATGTAATCGGGAAATATTTCGTCCTCTCCAAATAACTCGCGCACTGGGTCGCCGTACCTGACCTGGTTGGCCTTCGCATTGGCGCCGGATAACGAACTCCCTTGAGTTGGATTGCCTGTTTTCGGCAACTTCACTCGTGGAGTTATGAGTTTCATCACCGCTTGAATGCCTTTGATCGCGGCGATGGTGATCGACACCGGGTCTGTTCCCTTTGGCTCGATCCAAATCTGCACATGATCATCGGGGCCGAAGTTCGTCTCCGCCCAATCCGATGGGTTCGACAGACATCCGTTTACGGCGATGCTCATCGGCGGCACCTCGCGGCGCTCGTAGCCCTTCACGTTGCCGGTCAGCCACTGCTCCAGAGTGGTTGGGGTATTCACTCGGTACTCACGCAGCACATCCTGATCAAGCTTGTTCGCATAGATATCGATCACGATAAAACACCACCGTCATGTAGTTGTCTTTGAATTCCTGGAGGCGAACGATCCGCGCCCCGCTGCCGGGGTTGATCTCCAGCACCTGAAGCCGGTCGTCCTTGAGAACCACCAACGCCACATGGGCGCAGATGTCGCCTTTCATTGCGGCAGCAATTGCTCCGGGGAACGGATCGCACCGCTCGAGCGCCCTGACTACCTCCGCTCGGTACGATTTCTGAAAGGCATGAATGCCATGACGCGTTACCTCGCCAAACTGTGAAAGCGCAGGCAGTCCATAAAGCTCTGACCTGGCAATGGTTGTCAGGCCCCAGCAATCCACGGACGGCAGTTCGCGACCGCCGTCCTTGTAGATGGCAGTGAGGTATCGTGATGGCATGGTTAGAGGTACTTAATGCAGGGGGCGTTGAGGGCGTTGAAGGTTTCGCGGTTGAAGTTCGTGTCGATCAGATTGAAGTAACCGCCGTCTACTCGAACAGTCGCACCCTCAAAGCTTCCGCCGGTGGTGACCAGATAGTAAGGCCGCTGAGCAGGCTGGCTCAGGTCAGTACTGAGATAAAGCCTAAGGGTTGCCCTGATGATCGCATCGGCGTCCATTGCCGCACGGATCAGGTTCTGTGCCTGCCCCGTCACGCCGTCGATGGCAAACGTTACCGACTGGCTGCCCGTGTTGTCTTTTGTCGGGTATGAAACATCAATCCCGCCCGCAAGAAATGTGAGTGTCCGGCCATCCTCGGTACCGCAAGTCTGATTTTCGAACCCAGCGCAAATCACGATTGATTCGCTCCAGGCAGTGCTGAAAATCTCGAACGTGGGTATGAGGACCTCACTGCCGGGCGACGCATAACAGATGTCGAGTGGGTTCATGCCTTCGGCCACTCCCTGTTGATCGCCATGTCGATGATGTTTTTGCCGAACCAGAAGTCTGGGAAATTCTCCCAGCCTGGCTCCATCAACGGCCGCTCGCGAAGTTCCAGAGTCGCCGAGTATCGCCAGTGATCAATCCCGACCAGCTCGGGCCCGTCATAAATGTCAGTGAACCGGCATTCATAGTCTCTCAGCCCCAAAGGGGTTTTCAGTGGAGCCAGAAACCACAAGGTGCCGTCCATCAGGATCCGGGCGAACCAGGCTTCAAAAAAAGCCGCCTCTTGATCGCTGAAGATCCACTTGAGAGACGGCTCGGTCGGGACACTGGTGAACTTGCGGCGCTGCCTGGAGCGTCCATTTTCCAGCCTCGTCCGCATCAACGGGCTGACGGTGCTCAGCTTGTAGCCTTCCAGCAGTGGGAGCGGCAGCTGCTTTGGATAAACGATCATGAACCCACCGTGCTAAGCCCATACTTCTGCGCCATGACTTCGTGCACTTCGCCGTCATTCATGATGTTCGAAACCCAGGCATCCACAGATGTCTGGCCATTGTTGGTGCTCGTTTGAACCTGGCCGGCTTTCGACGCATCTTCATGCAGATTCACAACGACCCCCCCGCCGGACGCTTGCCGGTTCTGTACATCGTTAAGGGTTTTGTCCAGCTTCGAGCTGGTCTCGGCGGTGGTCACACGCTCGCCTTTCTGAAGCAGCCAGGTGCCTGTTTCTGGAACGGCATCGATACCATCGTGAGCCATACCGGCAAGTGCAGCGGCACCCACAGCGCCGGCGAGCGGACCAGTGATAGCCAAAGCGGCGGCCATCGCGCCGGGAGCTGCGAACGGCCCCACAATCGGAATTGCGGCAGTCGAAGCGAATGCGGCGAGACCGGCCTGAAGTGACATAGCTGTTGCGTTGGCAGCCAGCGTCGTAGCGGCGCTAGCTTGTGTGGTCTTCCCAACGATTAACTGCACCGCCTGATAGACCAACCACTGCGCGGCCATGTCAGCCAAAGCTGCGATGATTGACTTCGCCATAGAGGCGGCGACGTTCGCGACGGAATCACCGAAGCTCTGATTCTCAAGGACCATCGCTTGCAGGTTGTCCGATATCGCGCTGCTGGTCCCCTCGAGGAAACTGGATGTAGCGTCAGCAGCTTGCTGCTGGTAATCAATGGCCGTGTCGCGGTAGCTCTCCCAGGCAGAACTGACACCGTCGAGCCAGTTGTTTTGGGCTTCGTCCTGTTGGTTGTAATAGTCCTGCTGAAGAATCATTCGCTCTGCAAGTGCTTCGCCGAGCATCTCGGTTTCTTTTTCGTACAACTCTTGGGTGATGTCTCCCCCGTTGAGCTGCTTCTGCAAGTCAGCGGCCTGCTCGTTGTAATCCTGCTGAATCGCGAGATCAGCCTGCAGCCGCTCCTTCAACTTGTCGCCCGACCCGGCGCCGGCAAGCTCTAGTTCGAAACTCTGCTTTACCGTCTGATTGCTGTCTTTGAGCGTGTCGCCGAATGTCGTCAGCTTCGCGGCATCTTCGTTGGCGAGCTTTATTTTTTGCAGGGCGTCCAGCTCAGCTGCCAGCCCTTCAAGACGCTGTTGCTGGATTGCGTTGATCCCGACCAGTTTTCCCGATGCAACTTCAAAACGGATCTTGTCAATCTCAGTCGCTTTTTTCTGGGCGTCTGTACTGGTATTGATCAGCGCGATCTGGCGTTCGAGGTCAGTCTCAGTACTTTTGAACGTGTCGCTTATTTTCTTTGCGGCGGTAGCGGCGTCCTGTGCGGCTTTCTTAGCGCGTTCAATGGCCTTGGGATCTACACCACTGCCTTTGCCCGGCGTCACGCTGAGAGTGGTGGAGGAAATTTCCGACGCGGCTTTTTTTGCGTTAGCCACGTATTCCTTGAATTTGTCACCAGCAAGCGGCTGGGTCAGGCTTTCGTTGATGCTGTCCGCGGCTTGTGCAGCAATGCTGAATTGGATTCTCGCGTCATTCGCATACTCCGCAGCGGTAGCCTTGAATTCCTTTGATGTCTCACCAAACGAAAGCGTACCCAATGCACTGTTTGCCTGGGCGACCAGGTTGTTCGTGTGCCCGACCGCAGTGGCGAACATGCCCACCAACGTATTTGCGACAATGTCGAAAACGCGGACGACGCCATCTCCGGCGTTTACAAAGAAAGCCGTTGTTGTTACCAGCTTCTCGCCCAGATCGCCGACGACACCGCTCAGCCCGCCAGCGTCTTTCGCTGACTGATTGATGTCCTTCGAAAACTGGGCCAGCACGGGAAGGAATTCAGCAGCGAGCATCGTTTGCGCTGAAGTGATGTACTGCCCCAACCCCTGCAGCTCAATACCGAACTGTTTAGCCGCCGCGATCGTCGTCTCGTCCATGACGATACCGGCGTCCAATGCGGCCTTGCCAAGTTCATCAAAAGCTTTACCACCGTTGCGCAGCAGCGGAACGAGTGCGGTCGAGTCGTTGGCGATGGCCTCCATATAGAAGGTCATTTCCTGCTGGCTTACGTTCGCCTTTTCAAGGCTGGTGACATAGAGCGCCAGAGCGTCCTTGCTGTTCAGCTTTTTGAAGCTTTCGGCAGTGAGTCCAACCTTTGGTGCGATGTTTTCAAAAAAGTCTTTTAGCTCGCCCCCGCCAGTGCTCGCAAAGTCACCCATCTTGTCGTTGGTGTCTTTGAAGATGTCCGACAGTTTGTCCTGCTCAACCCCTACGGTTTTCGCAGCGGCGGCATATTTTTGGAATTCTGTGGTCCCGAGACCGGCAAGCGCTGCCTGGTTAGATATCTCTTTCGCGACGCTTGCCGAGTGAACAACCAGCGCCGTCAGGACGGCCGGGATGCTGCCTATCGCGACACCGACGCCCTTCGCCAAGTTGTCAAATGACTTGGCGATCTCTGCGTTGCGCTTCTTCGCCTCCTGGCTGGCTTTATCGAGCGGGCCGGTGAAAGCGCCAATCTTCGCCACCAGGTCCAGTGTCAGTGTTCCCAGTGATTTGCCGGCCATTCCCATTCTCCCAGTCGTAAAAAAGCCCGCAGTTGCGGGCCGGCCCTCAATCGGTGGTGTTTACGCCCAAGCTTTCATCGCCTCTTCCAAGCTCAGCGCTCGGTTGCCTTCGTGAGGAATGAAGTCAGTAAACTTGAATCCACCGTCCTTGCTGATCTTGTTGGCATACATCGCCGATAAGACCGCCACGCTCCGCTCAATGCGCAGCCCTACATTCAGTGAGCCGCGCTCCTTGCGGTACTTGGCCCACCGATGAAACTCGAGCGTGCTCACCCTTTCGCGGGCTTCCGCGATCGTGCAGCCGAGGGAGAGCGCGAGTTCGTGCTCGAGCTCGTCGAGGGCGGTGAGCTCTTCATCTTTCCCGCGTTGTTCACCTCAAACATTGCGGCGAGCAACGCGACGGTCAAACGGCCGTCCAGCGCACCACGCTCTGGGTCGGCGGCGCCAGTGATGTCGTCAACGGTAAACACCGGGACGCCGCTCTCATCACACACGCTCGCAGCCAGGCGCCCGGCAAGGCTGTCCTGCTTGCCATTCAACGAGTTCACATCGCTGATCGCAGCTTGATAGCCAAGGGGACGTATAAACACGGTCGCCGTGATTTCCTTATCACCCTGCATCCAGGTGATTTCCTTCTCAACCGGGCGCCCCGTAAAGGCGCCGGCCGTTTTCAGATTTTCAAGAGTCAGTTTCATTTCAAACCCTTAGGCAGTTTTACGGATCCAGGCCGAACCGCCGGACCGTTGGATGGCGGCGGCAGTGGTGACCACAGCGTTTGCGGCGAAGTCGAACGGGAAGTCGGAGACGTAGCCGTCGAAGATGAACCAGGTGCGGGTGCTCGGCAGAACGAAATCGTCGCTGTCGCCGAGGACGGCGGTCGCGGTCGCGCCGGTACCTGCACCACCAGTCAGAGCGATGGTCGGGGTCGACGTGTAGCCGGCGCCCGGGTTGGTGATGTTGAAGCCGGTCACTGCACCGCCGCTGATGATCGCGGTCGCGGTCGCGCCGGTACCGCCGCCACCAGTGATAGCGACAGTTGGAGCGGTCGTGTAGCCGGTACCGCCAGTGGTGAGGCTGATTGCAGCCAAGGCGCCGGCGGTGCCAACGGTAGGCTCGATGTCGGTGCCGTCAGACCAGCCAACCGCCCAGCGAATACTTTCGATGCTGTCGTCTTCGGACAGTTGATGCAGGCGCACGTGGGATGCGTTGCGCGGATCCGCATTGAGCGTCAGCGACGCCTGACCAGGAGTGCGCAGACCACGCATGTAAGTCCGCACCTTTTGACTGAGGCACGTGGTTTCAATCTGATCGGCGGGGTTACCGCCCGGGCTGAAAGCCGTTGCGCATTCGATCTCGAGAATCTCAAAGATCAAAGGGTTCGCAACCGTGGGCACGAGCGCGTAAATCTGGGTTCCTTGGGAAAGGATCGACATGGCGTTCTCCAAATGTCGGGCAGAAAAAAACCCGCACATGGCGGGCCTGGGATTGGGGTTTGGCTATCTGGGTACAAGCCAGTCGATGTCGAAGCTCGACCGGTAAAGGTTTGTCGCTGCATCCTTGTTCTCGCCGCCCCAGCGGACAACGTTTGCCTTCAGCTCGATGGCATGGGCTATGGCGTCGGTGACGGCTCGGGCCGATGACGCAGTTGCGGCGTATACATCAACCTGCAGAGTGAATCCGTCCAAGTCAGGGCGACCCGCCAAGTAGTTCTCAGGGCTGCCTGTGACCAGCTGCCAAACGGCATACGGCTTCGCTACACCCTCTGGCGCCTCGCCGAACGGATACAGCCTGTGAGGCGTCACGCCGAGCAGAGCGCGAACGCCAGCATCTGCTGCACTCACGGTGAATATTGGTGCTGCTGGCATCAGCTACTCCCGGACGCCTTGGCCGCTCGCCTGATGGCACGATCAATGGCTTTTTCGTATTCGGTTATGAAGGTGTTGGTCGCTTCGCTGATGTTGTCAGCGAGAGCTTTCCGGGCAAACGGTTGAGCGCGCATTTTCGCAGTACCGAACTCAATCAGACGCCAATGCGGTGTTGGTGAGTTGGCCGACGTGTCGCCGCCATTTTTCAGAACCGCGCCGTGCAGGATCCCGACCCTGAAACCGAGATCACCGCTCGCTTTGAACAACTTCCCATTCCAGCGGAGCGCGACGTTGTCCGCTATCGAGCGGCCTGTTTCTGGGTCGTCGATTCTCTTGGCACCTTCTTTCATCTTGTCGGCGACCAGTTGTGCGGCCTTGCGCAGCGCCGAACGACCGCCCTTGCGCTTCATGTCATAACTGATGGCTTCGAGTTTCCCAATCAGCGAGTCGATGCCCACCAGGCTGAACTCGATGCTGTCAGCCATCATTCAACCCCTTCGCCACAAGAATGGTGAGGTACTCAAGGCCTGAGTCAGGATCGGGCATCGGCGGACCTTGGATGTTGTAAACGTCGCCGCGGTGCAGGATGCGCATCGTCGGCAGCACACCAGGGCGATACCGAATGACCATACGGCCCGATGCTTCGGATTGGCCGGCCTGCGCCGCGATCAGATCGCGAGCGCTGAGTGGTTCGACCGAAGCAGGAACCTTCTCCCACACCGTCGTCCATCCTTCGACCTGCTCGCCGGTAACCGGGTCCTGCGTGAGGCCAAGTGCTTGGAAGGTGATCCGTTGTCGCAATTTACCGGCTCTCATCAGACACCCATCCGGATGCGATATGGCATCAGCAGGGCCTTGGAGGCCAGGGGCAATTCGGTAGCAATGGTGCCTGTCACCACCTCCTCGCGGTTGGCGAATAGATGGCCGAGCTTCAAGAGGCAGGCGGACTGAATACTGGGGGTGATGACGATCCCGCGGGCGGCTCGCGTTGCGGCGTCCAGCGCTTCCGTAAAAGAAAAAGTCGCATCGGCCAACGCTTCGCACCGCAAGAGATGATCATCGGTCAGAGCAGAAGCGGCCAAGGCGGCGTCGTATGCAATGCGAGCAGCGTTCCGCGCGGCGGGCACTTGCGAGCGAGCAACATCAAGGGAAGCCTGATCAACAAAGAACGAGCGCTGGAGATAGGCCATCGCCGCATCTTCGGCCCCATCCAGTTGCGACTGGACGAGATCCTGATCCTCCGGCTCAGCCAAAAGGTGCTTCATCGCCAATTCGATGTTGATCACGCTCATGATTATTTAGCCTTGTTTTTCAGCTCGGGTTTCGGCTTTTGGCTGGCCTCTGGAGCAGCTTTGTTATCCGCTTCCTTGGCCTGTTTGTTTTCGGGTTCGGCCGCCTGCTTCACGTCGTAATCCTCAATCAACCCGTTCCGGTGAAGCTCCTTGGCCCGGAACTCATCGACGGTAATGGCGCGGCCTTTCTTCACGTACTCATGACCGTTAAGAAAGCCCTTTTTGGTTGTCACTTCGATATCTGGCATTAGCACACACGCCCGGTCACCCGGGCGCGCTCCTTGGATGATTGAGGGATTAAGGCGTTGGGTCTTCAAACTCACCGTGCACGAAGGATTCCGGGCGGTACACCGCCAGCGCCAGGCGCTCTTCGGCACGGATAGTGACCATGTTGGTGCGGAAGTTATCGCCGTCTTCGGTCGAAACCTCGACAGCAGCGTCTTCGCGATCGAACACCTGGGCGGCGATGTTCATTGCACCCACCAGGAACTCGCCTTCAGGTACCGCGTTGCTGTCCACCACCGGCAACTTCCAGAGACGCTGGACGCCGCCTTCTTGGACGTTGACCCAGATGTAGGAGCCGGTGCTGTCCTTGGTGAGCTCGATATCGGCCCAGTCGACCGGGTTCAGCGCGATGGCCGAAGCGCGGTATTCAGCGACCCGTACTTGTAGGATTGCGCGGCGCAGGGTGTCGATCTTGGTGTCGCCGGCCTTGCGCAGCGCCTCGTTGAAAGTGGTGGCTTGCGGGATCAGGCCCAACAGGTTCTGGCCGGTGCCGTCACCAGCGAGGATCTGCTCTTCTTCTTTGTACTTAAGACCGTAGATCGCACGGCCGTTGATGTAGCTCTGCAACAACGGGATATCCGACAGAACCTGCTTCGAGGCTTTGAACCAGTGAGCGATGGTTTTGACAGTGGTGGTGACCATGCCAAAAGACAGATCGGACTGAGCCTTCAGCGCACCCTCGCCAGCTTGAGGTGCGGCCATGTTCTGGAAGCCGGTCTCTTGGACGAACTCGACGGCGTTGGAGCCAGTACGACCAGGCATGATGAGGTCGCGAATCGTGAACTGGCGCTCAGGATCGGTAATGATCCCCGCGACGCGGGTCGGCTGAATGCCCACGCCGACGCCGCCAGTGCCAGTGGTGGCGCTGGTGATGTTGGTGACGGCCTTCAGATTCAGGCGCGCAATGCCGCGACCTTTCGTGGTCAGTGCTTGGTAGTCATCCGAATCCGACAGCTGTTCGCCGACGGACTTCTGCTCGCTCGGATCGTTCGCGGCGAAGCGGCGCGCCAGCTTCTGCTCGATGTCCTGAAAGCGGTCTTGCAGGGCCAGACCATCCTTCACCAGACCATCCAAAATGGTCTTGGTCTCCGTCAGGATGGTGCCGTGTTCCTTAATTTCCTTGTTCGCTTTTTCGGCGAACGCTTTGATTTCTTGGTCGCGTTGATCCAGAAGGTCATTGACTGCTTTCAGCTGGACTTTGTCGTCGGCATGCTCCTTACGGTGCATCTGACGGTCTTCGGCGCGAGCCTGGTTGCTCATGGCGTCATGCAT